TGGTGGAGCGTTACCTGTGGGCCAGGGCAGCGCCGACTCATTAGGCTACAATCAGCGGATCACCGCCGGGGATGCCGTCGCGTTCAGTGCCGGTTACGATAACGCCGGAACCGGCCAGCAGTCATTCTCTGCCGACAATTCCTTCCTCTGGGCCGGCAGCGTGTTCCAGCCGGTTTGGACGCGCGTGAACGTGGTCGATTTCAAGTTGACGCTCCGGTGCCTTTACGGGTTGATGCAGGAGTCGCTGAATCTGATCGACTTCTCCATGTACGGTGACTCGCCAACCTACTACGATACGTTGGGGCGCCTCTGTACTGAGTGCGATGTTGCCATGGATGCTGCCGCCAACGCCCAGGAACGCCTACAGAAGTTGCAATACATGCGGGGTTTCAGGGAACTCGCCAAGCCCGGCGATATCGTGCGGCGGATCATGAATGATAGTTCCCTGTTCGCATGGGTGACGCCACCGGCCCCAAATTCCAAGGGGCAGAAGTCCACACTTCACGTTCGCAGTTTCGATGTGGCGCCAACGAAACCAGACATCGCGTACCAGCCGCCGAACCTGCCACCGAGTCCGTTCACTCTTACCAGCAATGTGAAGCCGACGCTGCTTGGGGTTCCAGATCAAATGAGTACGAGCGGCGGCCCGTCCATCGGGGTAACGCAGAACGGGGTGATCTTTCGGGTGCTGTTAGACCCGGAGGTGCGAATCGGCATGGTGGTGCAACTGGTGGCTGGCACCGTCATAAACAAGTATCAGTTCAATCCGTTTGGGGGATATCCCGCGCTTCCGAGCCGCAATGCGTTGTACATGGTGGCGGGCGTCCGGCACGTCGGGGATTCACGCGGGACCGGCGATGACTGGTACACCGAGATCACGGGCGTCTTGTGGCAGTTTTTTGATGCCTATATGAAAATGCTGACGCCAAGCAGCAAGACGCCAAGCTGAAATGGTGTATAGTGGAGTGGGACTGGAGATCCCTGACAATGATCCTGTTAATTTGCGCGTTTGGCGAGTCGGTGATTCTCGTTCTCATGATTTGGCTGGACATACGAGTTGGTAAACTTGAAGCCAAGATGAGATTGTCTGCCGCTCCGCCGACACAGCGGCCGCAACCCCTATTTTTGGGGAATTATATAGATGACTCCCGAAACCCTTAGCTATCAGCACGTTTCCGCCGATTTTGTTTCTTTCGTTTTCGGGGCTTCGGAGTCTTACCGACAGGCCGATACGCCAGCACCACATCGACGATTTTATCCAGCACTTCGGGCGTGTCCGGTTTCATTGGATCAGCCCCTTGTACGTGAGACGTTTCCCGCTGCTGGCGTCGATGAAACTGTCCAGTCGCTCAAACGTGTGGCGCTTCACGTCGCCATCGTTCAGCCGGAACGTGAACTCATCGACATAGCGTTGCAAGTGCTTCGGGCTGGCGTGATGGTAGACGCCATGCAGCCCGCGCTTCAAGACGGCCCAGACGCTCTCAATGCTGTTGGTAGAGACTGGCCCACGCACGAACTCACCAGCCCCGTGGTTCACCACATCGTGGTCAAAGAACAAGCCACCGAGATCGTTGTATGCTCCGTGCTCATCGGTGTAGACTTGGGAGCCGACTTCAACCGCGCCGTGGATTTCGTTCTGGACAGTGCCAAGGGACGTGTCCGGTACGACCATAGCCACGGTCTGACCACCACGCGCGCGCAAGCCAAGGACGGCGGTCTTACCTACAGCGCCGCGCCCCGCGTTGAGCTTTTTCCATTCGTGCTTGTTGCGCTCTTTTCCACCGATGAAAGTTTCGTCAATCTCGACGGTGCCTTGGAGTTTTACCAACTTCGTGCCACATGCCTCGCGCAAGCGCCCCAGAATGAACCACGCAGTTTTCTGGGTGACCCCGATCTCTTTAGCCAGTTGAAGCGAAGAGATGCCCTTGCGGGCCGTAACGAGCAAATACATGGCATAGACCCACTTGTGCAGCGGAACATGCGAGCGCTCGAAAATCGTGCCCGTCCGAACCGTGAAATCCAGTTGGCAAGCGTTGCAGCGGTAGAAGCCGTCCTTACGCGGGGTGAGTCTATCCCCCGCGTGGCAAGACGGACAGACCGGGCCATTAGGCCAAAGCCGATCTTCCAAATACGCGCGCGCGGATTCTTCGTCGGGGATAAGCTCGAAGAGTTGGAACGTGCTGATTGTGCTTTTGCTCATTTACGCCTCCATCCCGTAGTGGTCCAGAATCGCATCCCTGCGCCAGCAGTCGCGCTCTTGTTTGGTCCCTGGATACATGGCTGGCATGGTCACGTCTGCTACGTGCAAAGGACGGTCCACGCCAATGCTTTCTGGCTCTGCATCACCCCACCCTTCGCGGGTATAGCCAATGGCATAGCGGACGGTTACGGTGTTGGCGGATCGTCCGCCGATTGTGATTTGGTCGATAGGCATGTCAGTCGATCCTCCTTCCGGTTCGTAAATCTTCAAACGCGGCGTCGGCTTGCTTGCGGCGCAGACGGTCTTCTTCCGCCAGCACTTCGGGGTGCGCTGTTTCAAAAGCCAGCAGCGCGGTTTCCGCTGCTGATGCTTCCCGGCGTAATTGGCGAGCATTCCGGGCTTCACTCTCCGTGGCGATCTCAGCGGTTTCGGCTAGGCCAAAAGCATTCATCTTCAGGTCTTCGTGGGTTTTTATTAGCTGTTCCATACTTATATGGTACTTGATTCCCGCACAGAAAGCAAGAGAAAAATGCATCGCGCGCAAAGATTTTTGAAGAAAAGGCGAAGGGAATCATGTATATAATTCCCTATTTTTGGAGTCCGCACTGTTCGGTGCTCGTTTAAGCCCCAAGGCCATGGCGGCTTTTATAAAGAGAATGTCGAGTCGGTTCTGAAGGCTGAATGGCCGCGCGACCGAGAGGGCATCTTTACGGCATCTTTTCAGAACTATCTTACGATTCAGTAACTTAAACGCAAGGAAACGCAATGAATCCAGTGCCACAGGCAAGCCAAGCACTGGTTGGGGGGTTAATCCATTGATGAGAATACTGTTCTGGATCAGCATAATCCTGGCGGCCGGTGCAATACTGCTAAATGTCCTGATATTTGTAGCTGCTTGGAAATGTACCATACCTTGCAGAGTTCACGGAAGCCGAACGTGCCACAAGTGACACCGCCGCCACCAGACACCAACTTCGGAACCACTCTTGAGCAACGGCTTGTGCCCGCCATTGAGCGGTCGCACGCTCTACGGGAGCAAATCGGAGGGGATGTCCGCGTTTGCTTACCAGCCATCGTGGTAGAGTTCCATCCCGGGCCGCCAGCCACGGTAGATGTTCAGGTGGCTACCAAGGAGCGCGTGCAGGTCGTCCAGCGCGTCAAGGGTGTCCAGCAAACGCAAACGACCGACCTCAAGTTGAAGCCGCTGCTCAACGTCCCCATCAGCATGTCTGGCGGCGGTGGGTGGACTCTGACATTCCCAATACAGCCAGGCGACGAGTGCTGGATTGCCTTCTCGGATACCGCACTGGATGTATGGCTCCAGAACGGTGGCTCCGATAACGTCCAAGTCAGCCAGCGGCGCCACAGCCTCTCCGATGGAATCGCTGTTGTCGGATGGCGCTCGACGCCGCGGGGACTTGCCAGCTATGCCAGGTCCTCCGTGCAGTTGCGAAACGATGCGGGAGACAGTTTTCTGGACATCACTGATGGGCAGGTGACTGTGAGCGGAAATCTGAAAGTGGGCAACGGCTGGACCGGGGTGTTCTCTACGAGCACCGGCAAGGTCGTAACGGTAGATGGTGGGGTGATCTACGATGTCGCTTAGGAGCGCGCTGTGAACACCGCATTTGTTGCATCGCTGATTCAGGGGATAGGATCGGCCCAGACTTGCTCAGACCTGCTAGAGAGGCAAGCGGCGGCCGAATCAGCCCTCAATGATCTCATATCATCAGCTACAGCGGAGATGGCGGTCCTCACCGTTCTTGCAACAGCCCCGACAAGCGGTACTCTTCTCAGTTGGGCTATAGCGGTAGCGGCCCATTTTGCCGATCAAGTCAACAGTTGCTCGACCCTCATCGGCAACTGCACCACCGCCCTTGCGCAATTGGCAGATGCCGTATCAAGCGCCAAGAGTCGGCTGAATTGCACGTAGGGTTAAAGATGCTCCTTTCTGCCAGAATGCTAGATCAAAATTCCGATCCGATCCGAGGCCATGGTCTCAACGACTACGCCACCGACATCAATGCTGTTGGGATCTGCATTGCCGAACGATTGCAGTTCCTAACTGGCGGCTGGTGGGAGAATTTGTCCGACGGAACCCCACTCTTTCAGTCGCTCCTCGGTCAGGCTACCACGATGCAGGCCGTTGCGCTAGTGCTTCGCCAACGCATTCTCGGATCACCGTATGTGACGGGAATTCAGTCAATGCAAGTGGTCTACAACCCGACCGGGCGCACCTTCACTTTTACCGCGAGCGTCCAAACGCAGTTCGGAACGATCTTCGTTACCAACCAACCACAACCGCAGAGCGTTACTCCCGCTCCTGTTGGTGCTCCTCTGTTTGACGCGACGCCAGGAACATTCGATGTGACACCGGGAACTTTTGATGAGGTGGTAATCTCATGAAACGATATCTGCCTTTCCTCTTATTCGGACTGTTTGCTCTGTGTATGGCACAGGTGCCTGGCATACCAGACTCGACGTTTCCGGTCTTCAGGGCGAACCTGAATGCAAGCCTTGCCTACATATCAAGCGCGCTCGCCGGCAAGGAGCCCGCGCTTGGAAATCCCACGGTGGATGACTACGTACTGTCATCGAAGGCAAGTGGAAAGCGCAGTTGGGTGCCGCAGACTGGGGGAGGCGGCGGGGGCGGCACTGGCAATGCAGGCGCTACCGTAATCGTCACGAACAGTGCTACACCCACATTCCCCTGCCCATCTTCTACGGCCGGAACAGTAGTGTTGTTCAAGCTGCTGTCACCTTTGGCAACCAGCATCACCAGTTCGACGTTGAGCGGATGCACGGGAGGCTCCAGCCTATCTTCGCTGCTCACTTTCGTTTTCACTCAGGCTGCGAGCGGCGGCCCGTACACCGTGGCGATGCCCACTGGATTCTCTCAAGCATGTCAGATCAGCCCGAGTCCAAGCGCCAGCACCACGATGACATTCGCATGGGACGGAACCACGGCGAATTTGATCTCTTGCTCAGCTTCGGCTGGGCCCACAATTTCACCAGAGGGAGCAACTTTCGGCGGTGACGTGTTCATCAACACTTCGGCGGCGGGAGTCATTCTCACCGACTCTGCGAGTGCATGTTGGAGAATTGTTGCGGCTCCGAGCACTGGAGCGCTTTCAACCACTTCGGTATCGTGCCCGGCATTTTGATCCACTGAGAGGCAGACATGGCTTACTCACCACCAACAATCGGACCCGACGGGCCCTCGATACCCTCGTACCCCGATGTTCTGGCGTACTTGATCGCGCAGTTCCAGACGGTTTACGGCACCACAGTTGACCTCTCGACAAGCTCCCCTGATCGCCAGGACCTCTCCATTCGCGCCTTGCAGTTCACTGCCGCCTGTCAATTCCTGCAACTCGTGGGACTATCCTTCAACCCGCAGACGGCTATGGGAGCCTGTCTCGATCTACTGGGCCGGCTGATCGGTACACCCCGTAAGGCCGCGTCAAATTCAACTGCCAGAGTGGTTCTCACAGGGAGTCCTGGCGTGGTCATCACCGCCGGTCAGGTGCTCGACGTGAACGGACAATACTGGAATCTGGACGGCTCCTCGGTCACAATCGGGATCAGTGGATCGCTCTCGACGGGCGTTACAGCCCAGACTATTGGGACGATCACCGCGAATCCTGGCGACATCTCCATTATTGCAACACCCACAGCCGGCTGGACAGGCGTCACCAATCCACTTGCAGCATCACCCGGGCAGCCCGTGGAAGCCGATTCAACCTACCGGGCGCGGTTGCTCATCTCCCAGACGAAGCCTTCCATCTCGCTACGGGCCGGAACGGCCGCCGCGATCGCCGCGGTCCCAGGCGTCACCAGGTCTGTGGTCTACGAGAATCCGCAGGGCTACACTTGCAGCTTTGGTTTCGTCGATACCAGGAGCGCAGGCAATCACATTTGGCAGGTTACCGGATACCCGCTTGACGCAACAATGGCGGGGAAGACGATTTACCTGAACGGCATCCCCTTCACTATTGCCAGCTATGTGGCGCCGGGAGAGCTTACTACCACTGAGGCGCTGACAGACGAAGACAACGTGCCGTTTTACGTGGGAGATGGAAACGATTTCGGGCCGGAACACTCAATCACTTGCGTAGTCGAAGGCGGCGCCGAAGCCGCCATCGCGCAAGCGATCTACGACAACCGGGGTATCGGCTGCTACGTGAACGGCTCCACAGAGGTGCCAGATGTGGACGTGGTGCCCGCGGTCCCGCATTCCAGCGCACCGACAACGATCCGCTACAACGTCTTGGGCTACGTGCCGATTTACGTCAACCTGGAAGTACAGCCATTGAAGGGATGGACTACGGCTGTCGAGGACGCCATCATCGCCGGAATTGTGAGCTACCTGAACAGCCTTGGCATTGGCGAGAGTGTGATCCTGAGCGAACTGTATGGTGCTGCGCTGGCCGCCCGGCCGAATCCAGATCAGCCGCTATTCTCCATTCGTGGGATCACCATTGGCGCCGGGTCGCCTCCGACGATGGGCAGCGAGGATTTACCTGTAGACTATGATGTCGCTCCAATGGGTGAGGCAGATCTGGTGACAGTGATTCTGACCACCGGCGGCAGCCCAGTGTAGCCATGCCACAGCCGCTCTCAGCATACGTTTCGCTCCTGTCAGCCCAGTGGCGTGCTCCCGCAGCGCCGAAGCTGAACGGGTGGCTGGCCGCCAATCTCCAACTGTTCCAGGACCTGATCGCGTGCGCAGCTACCTTCCCCTACGCTTTCAGTATTGACACTGCGTTCGGTGCGCAGCTTGACGTGTTGGGAGTTATCATTGGGCAGCCGCGGCAAGTGTCCTTTCAGCCATCCGACGGCGTGAGTCCGATTCTGGACGATCCAACGTACCGCCTACTGTT